CGGCTCGTCAGGATTGTGCTGCCAGAGCATGAGCGGATTCGACTTCTCCCGAGAGTGCCGGCCGAGAGACCTCAGGAAAGCCCCTGGCTCGACAATCTCGCCATAGCTGTCGATGTTGCCGAACATCGAGCCGTAGCCCGTGAACGTGCCCTCGTCCGACACGTCCTTGACGTGCAGGGCAAAGTCCTTTGTTTTCATGGGATCTATTCCTCGTCGTCGTCCGGCGCGGCCGGGGGCGTGGGAGTGGTCGGCTGCTGGCCGAGGGGGACGTTCTGAGACTGGACGGTGAGATCGTCGCCGCCAGGCAGCGGAGGCAGGTTTTCCAGCCGCCGCACTTCGTTCCGGGTCATGATGCCGTTCTGGACCATGACGGCGTAGAAGGCAGAGCGGGCCGCGCTATCGGTGCGCAGCAGCCCCTCGACCTTGAACTCTGGCTTCAGCGCCTTGCGCTGCGCCGCTGGGATCAGCGAACGAGAAACCGCCTGCTCGATGCGGGACAGATACGGCTTGAGCGCGAAGGTCAGGAACGCGATCAGTTGCTGCTCGAGGCCCGATCCCCAGCTGGTCGACTTTTCCGTATGGCCGACCATGAACGGCGGCACGCGGAACCAGCGGCAGATTTCCTCGACGTGGAAGGAGCGCGTCTCCAGAAACTGAGTGTCTTCCGGGGTCATGGTGACCGCCTGAAACTTGAGGCCAGCTTCCAACACCATGACGCCGCCGGCATTCTCGCTGCCCACGAACGGCGCGACGATGTTGTCCTGGAGCTGCTTGCGCTGCTCGGGCTTCAGCACCTGGTCGACGGTGAGAATGCCGGTCGGGCGCGCGCCGTTGGCGAACATAGTGCCGGCCAATTCATCGGTGGCCATGGCTGTGCCAAGCGACTGGCGAGCGAAGGTGATAGGGGAAAGGCCGACATCTCCGGCGCCGCCAAAGCCGCGGACGTGGAAAACTTCATCTTCGCTCCAGACCTTCAACCCCTTTGGGTCGTGGTAGTGGTATTCGCGGGCGCCCTGCCGGTTTCGCTTCACGACCATCCAGTCACACCGCAGGGGGGTCAGAGCTACCAGTCGATTGCCCAGCATTTCCTTCTTGGCGTAGGCATTGCCCCAAAGGCAAAGGCAGAGCACGACGCCTTCCCAGAACTCGACGGCCGTGTAATCGGCGTTCGGGGCGTCGTGGATTAGCTCATAGATGGGGTCATCGCCGGCAACAGTGCGCCCGCCATCGGCCGCAGTCTTGTAGAGCATGAACGGCAGTGTAGCGACGGTCTCGGAAAGCAACCGGACGCAGGCCCAGACCGTGGCCAGTTGCAGCGCACCGTCGACCGTCACTGACTTTCCCGACGCGCTGTTGGCGGGGTATGCCAGTTTCCAGTTCGATGTATCGGTCAATCCGAATGCCGCCCGCACGATGGCTTTCACCCGCGCCGGGAATGGCATCTTGGTTTTCGTGTCAGCCACGGCGCACCACCACGGGATTTGAGAGGAAGTCGTCAATGCTCATGTCGTCTCCCTCGTCCATCGGAGCTACGCCAACGGCCATGGCCAGCGCCACGGCGCCATCGATGCGCCCTGAGCGTTTGGCCTTGGACAGTTTGCGGTTGCCGGCGGGGTCGGACTGCACCACGGCGTTCGCCATACACATGTTCAGCACCGGATGATTGCCATGCGCGAGCCTGGCGTTGAGAATTTCGCCCTCAAGTTCGCGCAGCGCAGGACTCATTGACTGGAAACCCTGCCCGAATTCCTCGAAAAGCTCTTCGATCCGCTCTTCTGTGAACCCCGCCTTCAGCAGCCAGGGCTTCAGATGGCGGAAATTCCACCGATCAAAGGCGATCTTGCGGATATTGTAGGCCCGATCGAGCCGGTAAATCTCCGCCGCCACCCATTCATAATCGATCGTCTTGCCCGGCGCGGCGATCAGCTTTCCATCCTTCTCCCACACGTCATAGGGCACCCGATCCTTCTGGCTCTTGAGGGCAAGGCCCTCTTTCGGCAGCCAGAACGTAGGCCAGACACCCCATTGCCCGCCTTGCTGGCCAGTGAGTACCAGCGCGGTCAAATCCTGCACTTCTGACAGGTCGAGCCCGCCATAGAGCGGCGTATCCTCGTCCAATGGGCCAGGATCGGCCCCGCAAGCCTCCCAAACGGCCCGCGAAATGAAGGGACTGGTGGCTTCCACTCGCTGGTTTAGCACGAGATTGCGGTACTGAGACTCCCGCGCCGGCATGCGCCGCGCGTCTTCGGCCATTCCACGCACCAATTCGGCGTTGAGGAAGTCCCCAAACGCCGGGTTTGCCTGCCGCATTGCCTCGTCACCGAAGGGGTCGAGCGTCATATCGGCCGTGTAGAGGCTCAAAACCACCTTGGGATCGGCGCCGGAAATCGCATCATCGATCAAAACGGAGAGCAAATCGGCATCTGTTGGCGCCTGCGTAGAGATCACGATCGACAACGGGTCATCGTGCGCGCCAACGGCAGTTTCTAGAGCGTCGTACAGCTCCGAATGAGGCCCCTTCACCTGGCCCAGCTCGTCGTGAACGATGAAGACTGGCGACAGCCCGTATGCGGTGGATGCGTCTGCCGAGAGCGCCTTGTAGAGCGTCCCCAGGTCGGGACAGAAGAGTTCTTTGATCGTATCCCGCGGTATCACGACACTGTTTAGGTCCGGCGACATGCGAACGATCTTTGCCGCCAGCTTGAACAGGATAGCCGCCTGTTCCTTGGACTGCGCCGCGCTGTTGAGCTGCGAATTGGGTCGTGCCTCGGGTCCGCAAAGGTGAAGGAGCAGGAGGAATGCAGCGAGGGTTGTCTTGGCGTTCTTGCGTCCGAAACTAATGATGGCCCGACGAGTCCGCGCCGGATTATCGTAGATCTTGAGAACTTCTTTTGCCTGCCAGGGGCGAAGTCTGACGGGCTTGCCTACGTCCCGGCCCTCCGGTATGCGGCAGTATTGCTCAATCCAGGCGACGTTCCTCTGGCCGCGAGTTAGCTTGCGACTTCCCATGGCTTCCGATCAGTGCCTTTCTTGGCGGCCGTGGATGCCGCCTGTGGCGTGTATCGCGCCTGGTTGGTGAGCCGGAGCTTGGTTGCCTTGTCACCGATCGCCTTTGTCTCGCGGTCCCGCATCAACAGCAGTTTGTCGTAAGCCTTTATGCTCTCTTCATCGAAACTTGTGGCCTGCTCCACTACCTCGATGAGCTTCGCCAGTTTGTGCGCGCTCTCGCAGTGCCGGCAGTATTCCTTGAGCATTTGCTGTAGCGCAGCGGTGTTGAAAAACGTCGCGGCCTCATTAGCCACCGTCCGCTCCCACACGCCCGCCTGAAACTTCGTCAAATCGCTCGGCGGCGTGGGCCGTCCGTCTATCGAACCGACGACAACAGACAGCGAAGCCGCAGACCTTCGCCCACGCTCTGCCATGTTATGTTATTACCTATGGTTGTTACGGTTTATAGCAACGTGACTACGCCGCCGGTCTAGGAACGAGAAGCTGCAGACTTTTATATAGCCCCCCCCATGGCCTATGGGGCTCACTGGCGGCCATTCATGACATCGGCCAGCCATCTATCCCGGTTGGAGCCCTCTGCCTTCCTGTGCGCTCCTGTGACTGCTTGGCGCTGTCGTGGTGCTGCTTGCATAACGACTGGAATGGACCGGACCAGAACAGGGCTTCGTCACCCTTATGCTGATTGATATGATCGCAGATGGTTGCCGCTGTTATCCTGCCAATCTGTTGGCACATGCGGCATAGGGGCTCGGACTGCAACTGATGATAGCGGAGGCGCTGCCATCGATAGGTCTTGTACCATGATCGGTATGCCTGGGCGTCCTTGCTGCGCGTGTCGGTGCGCAAGGGTGGGCGCTTATCCTTCATGCCTATAGGGGCAGCCAGTGGTCATTTATCCGAACATACACCTTGCCGCATGGGTGAGCGGTGACCGGTGCGCCGAACACAATGGCGAGGCGACGGATGAAGCTGGTCATGGGCCTATGCCTTCTGCTTTGGGGATGGAGAGGATGGGCATTTAGTCCGACGAGATGGTTGTCTCGACCTCGATAGCGACCTGCTTGGGGGCGATGACGTTGGCGAGGCGAATGCACCAGATGGCCAGCGACAGGCGCCAGTGGTATCCGGGAGGATAGGCAATGCTGACATGAAGCGTTGCCGACGGGATGCCGATCTGCATTTGAGCCATCATGCTCTCCGATGTCGTATTGGTGCCCAGCGTTATCGCCCTGGGCTGCGATTGCTATGTCACTGGCGCGCAACGCTTATTCGGCCAGCTATGGGATTATCCCGTGTTCTCCGGTAACCAATTCGATCGCGATTGCATTTTCCGTATTGACGCCACCGACGCCATGCTATTTGTTGCGGCTCAACGGAAGCGACCTTCCGCCCGGCGATTGTGCCGACCTTGTCCAGGAGCAACGGACCGAATGAACACCCAAGCCCCCAATAGCACCGGCCCACCATGTCAGCCCTCCGCTGCGTCTTTCGCGCGGGCGCCACCATGGCAATACGAGAGGCCTATCCTTGCCAGTTGATCCACCACAGAGCGAACCGAGAATGACGCCGGGCGAATTTCGTGCCCGGCTGTCTCGTCTTGGGCTGGGCGATCGTGATCTGGCCGCCGAGTATGGCGCCAATCCCCGAAGCGTTCAGCGGTGGAAGTCGGGCAAGGCCGATATCCCGAGGGACATGGAACAATGGCTCGATAACTACGAGAGACAGGTGAAATGAAACGGCCCGCGCGATGCGGGCCTTTCTTTTTCGCAATTCTGGATGTTGGCAAAGACATACCGCACTCGCTTAGCGGGTGTCGAACGACACATTACAGACCGTTCACCTTTTGCGATACAATCCCCCAACCCGCGGCGAGGTCGTCGAGACTGTCCCTCAGGTTGTCGGCCATGGTCAATTTGGCCCGCTGATCCGTGGTTATATCACCGAATGACAGCCCCTGCCCGCACACCTTGCATACCAGGTCATAGTTGCGCTTCCCCAGCATCACACGGCAGCTTGCCAGTTCCTTGCCGGCGTCCACCTGGCGCTCGCTGATAGGGTCTCTTGCACCGCCTCCATCGACGTGGGTGCGGGTATAGTCCATCGCACCCGTTCCCGCCCCTCCACAGGCTTCCCACGTGGCCCTGAAGCGGTCCGCAGCCTTCTTCTGTGCCTCGTCCAGTTTGCCCCGGGCGAATAGCGTCTCGATCGCCGATTCCCGCAGATTCTTCACGACCTTGATACGCTTGGGATTGGTCGAGCTGACGGGGTGGTCGGTGGTGAAGAACGGGTTGTCCATATCGGCCGATACGAGCTCGGCCTTGGGCGTGGCCTGATATTGCTGCTTGAATGGGGTGCGCTTCATTCGAGTATGGCCTTCCACATGTCGTCTCGTGCTGTCGTTTCCATCACCGCTCGGCAGATATCGCTGATATCCATGCCCCGCCGCTCGGCCTCGGCATCGATCTTGCTGCGATGGATGCCGCTCAGCGCTATCCGCACCGCGGCATAGGTGTGTTCCGTCTCTGGGCTGTGATAGCCCCAGTGCGAGGTCATGGCCGTGATCATGTTGGGCAGGGCGCCGTCACCGAGCCGGTCGCAGATGCGCTGCGCTGTCAGACCCTGGCCGGTATAGACGCCGATCCAGAAGGCCTTACGATTTGTCCAAATTTCCTTGAACAGCGGGGCCCCAAGCCTTGGCAGTGGTTCGCCAAACAAGTTGCTGTCCTCGGCCACTAGAACGGCACCCCCGAATCCATGATCTCCTGCTTGACCTCATCCGCTATGCCCGCTCCGGGCTGCTCTGGTGGTCGCTCCTGCTCCTGGTATCGTGGTCGAGGCCTATCGCTCTTGCCCGTCCACCACACGATCTTGAGGTCATTGTCCCGGCCCATGTAGCCGGCGTTGATCAGCGTGGTGGTGGTGCGCTTGATGAAGGTGGCCAGTTCCTTGTTGCGCTGCTCGATCTCGCCTTCTGGTGCCGTGAAGGCCATGGTCTTGCGAACACTGGCCTCGAATGCCGCCAGAGGGGCACAGCGGACGCCGCTGGCGCCGTTTGCCATGCCCGGTGGCAAGTCCTGCCCTGCGTCCACCATGGCCGACTGAAGGGCATCGAAAACGAGCTGTGTGTCGGGCGACATCTTGTGCCGCTCTGGCTGCTCTTCGCGCTGCCGTGCTGCCTTGGCGCAGACGCACGTGGTCTGCTCTTCGCCGTCCTGGTCGAGGCCGACAACGACCTCCTGCAGCACGAAGGTCCACTTCACATCGTTGAGCCCGTTCTTGTTCTTGGTCAGGATGGCGCGGCGCATCGGGCGGCCGTCGGTGTCTTTGATGATCTCAGGCTTCTC